CCGATGACGCTGGCGAACGATGGCGAAGTGACGGCATCGCCACCGTGGTACATCTTGATCTGACCGTCACGCAGGAACCGCTCAAAGACTCCACGCAACGTCTCGATGTCTCCTGAGCGGTGCGACGTGGAGCCGACCCAGCCCACCGTAGGTACGTCTACGTCCTGATCGACGGGAGAGAACCGCCCCACGTCGATGCAGTTCGGCAGGACGATGGGGTCCCTCTTGAACTTCTCCTTCATCCTCTGCGCCAGATACGGGGTGCTGGTCGTCAGCACGTCCGATGCCTGCATGTTCTTGGCATAGAAGAGCGTGTTCTCGACGGGGTTGTACTTGGGGTGCGATGCCTTGAACGCCTCGTTGCTCGGGTCCAGCCCCCAGTACCAGTCGTCGAGATCGTTGATCACGACTTGTCCGTGCTCCTGCCCGAACTTGATCGACTGATCGACCTTGTCGTGCATGATGCGCTGTAGCAGGATCACATCGGGGAACTCCATCGAGCCGTCTGCCTGCTCCACGGCCAACTTGCCTTCCCTCTGCCACAGCGTGCCCACGTAGACCTCGTGACCAGCCTCACGGAAGTAGGGGATGTACTGGCCCAGTCGTGCCCAGCCAGCACCGCCCCACTTCTCTACTCCGTCAGGGGAGCGGTCAGCACGAAGGTAGTCCGCACTGGCGACACCGATGATCATGATGGCTCCTGCTGGATGGGCCACCACCTGCGGTCCTTACCGGACAGCCCACCGTAGACCCCGTAGTAGATCTCGTTGTCGACGGCGAAGTTCAGACACGCCTCACTGACCGAGCAGTTCTGGCAGATGGCGATAGCAGGGGCAGTGGGACCGTAGAAGAAGTCGACCTCAGGATGCTTACGACATTCGGCTTCCGACCTCCAGCGCACATCCTTCTCGGGATGCAACAGCATCGGCAGTGCGTACTGGTCAGAGACCTTGTCGTAGTGGTCGAACAGTTCTTCGCTCATTGTGCTCCTCTTGTATGGGTGGACCTTCTGATACTACTTCTTCCGTGGCCGTCGCTTCAAATGCTTACGGACCTCCAGCCTCAGTTCGGGGACGAATAGAGGCACGTCTGGATCGGCCTTTGGAAGCACCTTGATTTTATCCAACGGCAGGTAGGTCTTCGTGGGCCGAGGTCTATTGAGCCTCCGCTCTTTAGGTGTAAGACCGCCCCACATGCCGTACTCCTCGTCGGCTCCACGCTCGGCGCACTCCTGTTGAATGGGACAGTGCTCGCAGATCAACTTGCCTAGATCGTAATACTGAGCCTCGGGAGCAGTCCGCTCCTCCTTGAAGAGGGGCGGATACCACATCTCGCTGTGGTAGCCAGCGCAGAGAGCGTCGTCAGCCCAGCGCTTAGTCGTCATTGAGGGACTCGGCCACGACGCAGTCCCACCCACATGCGGCATACCCAGCGAGGTCAGTCCAGTTGTCACGCTTGTTCGGAGACCAAGCGATACGACTGACCTTGAGCATCATCATCAGCACTGCCACGTCATGCGGAAGCAGTGTGACGGGGGCCTTCGCCACCGAGGTGAGGTAGACGGACCACAGGTCGGCAGTCTTACGGAAGTCATCAGTGGGTTCGCCGTACTGGTTGTTCCGGTCCCCGTTGATGAGTTCGTCGGCCTCAGCCAGAACCTGCGAGCGGTTGTTCTTTACGATCTTGTTTGCCATATCATTTCATATGTTACTCATCGACGATTTGTGCATCGAGGATGGTCATATCTAACTCTTCTGCTGATATGGGACGGGATAACTCATTTGCTTTGCTCGCCGCCTTCTCACCAAAGATTCTTGAGAGAACTCCAGCACTTCCCCGTGCTTCCATCTCAAAGCGAACTAGATCACGTGAGTCCTCAATATCTTTGAACTCTTTCGTGAGTTTGAATAGCCTATCCATCTCTGCTGATACCGCAGGATCAAGCCCCTGACCCTCTAGTTCTTCAGCAAAGCGGGCGAAGAGAACCCGCGCTGACTGCATCTCCAACATGGCAGTGAGCACGGCCTGTAACTGATCCTTCGTCCTCAGTTCTACGGGAATCTTGTACGCACATTCTGCATGTTCCTGAAAACCGGGGCATCGGGGTGCGAGATAGCAACTATTGCAGTTGCGGATTCCAGACCCGTCGTGGCGCACCACGTTGACCGCAACCCCTTGATCTTCCTCGATTTCCTCGCCATCAGGGGTGGTGAAGGTGCTCTTCGCTATTGCTCTCTCGATGCCGATAACCGGTAGCAACTTTCGGTCACTTTCGTGCCGGGTCAGAGGGGGGTCGATAGTAATAGCAGGGAGGGTAGAAACCGGATTTGGGCCACTTACTTTTTGGGGGTCATAGTTGCTATCTGACCCCTCTGTATTGCTATCGAACTCGGCCTCGTCGTCGTCCGCTGGAGGGTGGTAGGCCCCAGCATTGAAGGTGTGCATCTCCCAAGAGAGCCACGACTTGACTGCTAACTTCGCCAGTTCTGTAACGTCGTCTTCCAGTACCGCCTCATAGTCCACATTGAGACGAACGATGTCACTTCGGTGCTTCCTTCTGGCTGAATCCTTCTTCTGAGCAGGGTATCGACGCAGTCCGTGACCGTCCCATATCTGGGTCTCTCCGTACCGGACAACACTGGTCCAAGAGGAAACGACGACCGCCTCCCAGTCCACTGATTCGATGGTATCGACCTTGCTTGTAATGCCGATAAGCGAGGCCCCCCAGCGCTGTTGAAGTTGCTTGATACGGGGCAGTGTTTTGCCCGTTATGGCTCTATCACTTATTGCTACCCGACCATGCTTTTGGCATAAGAAGGCGAGGCGCTCGGGGTCCTTGTCGTCGTTCCACAGGGGCACGTACTTGGCCCCCAGCCACTCCCCGTTGTAGTCGGGTCGCCCGATAACAATGTCGATACTGTCAGCGTGAGTGCGGATGAACTCGTCGAACTTGTCCACGTCCTCGTCCCCGTCCGAGGTGTAGACAGTGATGGACGCCCCGCCCAGAAGTTCCTTGAGGTCGATCTCTTTGGTCTTGGGGACGTTGAACTGAGTGATATTGAGGGCTATCGAAGGCACCCCAATAGAGGTCAGGATGTTGCGGTAGGTACCCTTCTCGCCCCCGGACAGAATGATTCTCACGTGAAGTCACCCCACTTCTTCTCGGCACGGGCGATGGCCTGCCGGTCGATCTCCTCGGTAAGAACGTCCCAGCCTTTCATGGGCTTTTCAGTAGACCACTCAGGGCGCACCACGTACGGCTGACATACCAGCAGGGACGGCGTACCCATACTGTATGTATGCGATATCACCTCAGGGTTGGTATCAAGGTACATACTTCTGCCGCCAGAAGCAGCCAAGATCGCTGCTGCTTTTTCGGCGCACACCTTGGGTTCCGTTGTTCCAGTGGTGTCGTACATGATGGCCTTGATCTGGTTGATCTTCATCCAGTTCTCAAACATCACGGTGTCTGGATCACCGCTGTAGAGCACGCCCAAGCGACCCACCGAGGCTTCGTGCAGGGCACGCCAGAGGTACACGCCCTCTGGATCGGGGACCCTCGCCCCCAGTTCAGTGTTGGGGCGAGCCAGTACGTCGAAGTTGAACAGGATCACGAGTCCAGCGGCTCCAAGAAGTGCCACGAGATGTAGCCACACCACATCCACACCAGCGCCTTACCGAAGGGCTTAGAGCCTAGAAGGCGTAGAAGACGAGTGATCGTGGGCACAGCGTGGGACACGAGGGCAATGATCTCGTAGATACACCCCACCAGCAGGGCGGTGTTCAGCGCCTTCTGCGTGGTGGCGTTCATCAGAACTTGCGCTTCTTGTTGAGTTGGTGCTCAACGTACGAGTGGTACGGGCAGAAGTCGCAGAGGTAGTTCCACTCCTCGGGGGGCAGACCAGCGGTACGCCCGATAGCACGGCTCTTGTCACGGTAGTCAGGGCACCCAGAGCCATACCCAGCGCCCACCGTGGGCCTGTTGTGGAGGTTGTAGCACCCCAGAGCGTCGGTCTTGTACTGCTCACGCTCTTCCTTCAGGAACGCCTCAAGACGACCGTCATGGACAGCCTGCTGTAGACGTGACTCGTCGATGAGTTCCAACTCAGCGTCGTCGATGCTGAAGAGGTTGGCCTTATGCCGATCAGGGGGACCACCGAACTTCCGCATGTGCAGGTCGATGGCATCACGTAGGTGATGATCGTGCTTAGCCTCGGGGTCGTTCTCAGTTGCGTAGTTCGGCAACTTATCGACCGTCTTACAGGTGTT